ATATTAGGTTTTTACCTACCCAGGAAAAGCCAACCAACCTCGATCTCTTGTAGATCTGTTCTCTAAACGAACTTTAAAATCTGTGTAGCTGTCGCTCGGCTGCATGCCTAGTGCACCTACGCAGTATAAACAATAATAAATTTTACTGTCGTTGACAAGAAACGAGTAACTCGTCCCTCTTCTGCAGACTGCTTACGGTTTCGTCCGTGTTGCAGTCGATCATCAGCATACCTAGGTTTCGTCCGGGTGTGACCGAAAGGTAAGATGGAGAGCCTTGTTCTTGGTGTCAACGAGAAAACACACGTCCAACTCAGTTTGCCTGTCCTTCAGGTTAGAGACGTGCTAGTGCGTGGCTTCGGGGACTCTGTGGAAGAGGCCCTATCGGAGGCACGTGAACACCTCAAAAATGGCACTTGTGGTCTAGTAGAGCTGGAAAAAGGCGTACTGCCCCAGCTTGAACAGCCCTATGTGTTCATTAAACGTTCTGATGCCTTAAGCACCAATCACGGCCACAAGGTCGTTGAGCTGGTTGCAGAAATGGACGGCATTCAGTACGGTCGTAGCGGTATAACACTGGGAGTACTCGTGCCACATGTGGGCGAAACCCCAATTGCATACCGCAATGTTCTTCTTCGTAAGAACGGTAATAAGGGAGCCGGTGGTCATAGCTATGGCATCGATCTAAAGTCTTATGACTTAGGTGACGAGCTTGGCACTGATCCCATTGAAGATTATGAACAAAACTGGAACACTAAGCATGGCAGTGGTGCACTCCGTGAACTCACTCGTGAGCTCAATGGAGGTGCAGTCACTCGCTATGTCGACAACAATTTCTGTGGCCCAGATGGGTACCCTCTTGATTGCATCAAAGATTTTCTCGCACGCGCGGGCAAGTCAATGTGCACTCTTTCCGAACAACTTGATTACATCGAGTCGAAGAGAGGTGTCTACTGCTGCCGTGACCATGAGCATGAAATTGCCTGGTTCACTGAGCGCTCTGATAAGAGCTACGAGCACCAGACACCCTTCGAAATTAAGAGTGCCAAGAAATTTGACACTTTCAAAGGGGAATGCCCAAAGTTTGTGTTTCCTCTTAACTCAAAAGTCAAAGTCATTCAACCACGTGTTGAAAAGAAAAAGACTGAGGGTTTCATGGGGCGTATACGCTCTGTGTACCCTGTTGCATCTCCACAGGAGTGTAACAATATGCACTTGTCTACCTTGATGAAATGTAATCATTGCGATGAAGTTTCATGGCAGACGTGCGACTTTCTGAAAGCCACTTGTGAACATTGTGGCACTGAAAATTTAGTTATTGAAGGACCTACTACATGTGGGTACCTACCTACTAATGCTGTAGTGAAAATGCCATGTCCTGCCTGTCAAGACCCAGAGATTGGACCTGAGCATAGTGTTGCAGATTATCACAACCACTCAAACATTGAAACTCGACTCCGCAAGGGAGGTAGGACTAGATGTTTTGGAGGCTGTGTGTTTGCCTATGTTGGCTGCTATAATAAGCGTGCCTACTGGGTTCCTCGTGCTAGTGCTGATATTGGCTCAGGCCATACTGGCATTACTGGTGACAATGTGGAGACCTTGAATGAGGATCTCCTTGAGATACTGAGTCGTGAACGTGTTAACATTAACATTGTTGGCGATTTTCATTTGAATGAAGAGGTTGCCATCATTTTGGCATCTTTCTCTGCTTCTACAAGTGCCTTTATTGACACTATAAAGAGTCTTGATTACAAGTCTTTCAAAACCATTGTTGAGTCCTGCGGTAACTATAAAGTTACCAAGGGAAAGCCCGTAAAAGGTGCTTGGAACATTGGACAACAGAGATCAGTTTTAACACCACTGTGTGGTTTTCCCTCACAGGCTGCTGGTGTTATCAGATCAATTTTTGCGCGCACACTTGATGCAGCAAACCACTCAATTCCTGATTTGCAAAGAGCAGCTGTCACCATACTTGATGGTATTTCTGAACAGTCATTACGTCTTGTCGACGCCATGGTTTATACTTCAGACCTGCTCACCAACAGTGTCATTATTATGGCATATGTAACTGGTGGTCTTGTACAACAGACTTCTCAGTGGTTGTCTAATCTTTTGGGCACTACTGTTGAAAAACTCAGGCCTATCTTTGAATGGATTGAGGCGAAACTTAGTGCAGGAGTTGAATTTCTCAAGGATGCTTGGGAGATTCTCAAATTTCTCATTACAGGTGTTTTTGACATCGTCAAGGGTCAAATACAGGTTGCTTCAGATAACATCAAGGATTGTGTAAAATGCTTCATTGATGTTGTTAACAAGGCACTCGAAATGTGCATTGATCAAGTCACTATCGCTGGCGCAAAGTTGCGATCACTCAACTTAGGTGAAGTCTTCATCGCTCAAAGCAAGGGACTTTACCGTCAGTGTATACGTGGCAAGGAGCAGCTGCAACTACTCATGCCTCTTAAGGCACCAAAAGAAGTAACCTTTCTTGAAGGTGATTCACATGACACAGTACTTACCTCTGAGGAGGTTGTTCTCAAGAACGGTGAACTCGAAGCACTCGAGACGCCCGTTGATAGCTTCACAAATGGAGCTATCGTTGGCACACCAGTCTGTGTAAATGGCCTCATGCTCTTAGAGATTAAGGACAAAGAACAATACTGCGCATTGTCTCCTGGTTTACTGGCTACAAACAATGTCTTTCGCTTAAAAGGGGGTGCACCAATTAAAGGTGTAACCTTTGGAGAAGATACTGTTTGGGAAGTTCAAGGTTACAAGAATGTGAGAATCACATTTGAGCTTGATGAACGTGTTGACAAAGTGCTTAATGAAAAGTGCTCTGTCTACACTGTTGAATCCGGTACCGAAGTTACTGAGTTTGCATGTGTTGTAGCAGAGGCTGTTGTGAAGACTTTACAACCAGTTTCTGATCTCCTTACCAACATGGGTATTGATCTTGATGAGTGGAGTGTAGCTACATTCTACTTATTTGATGATGCTGGTGAAGAAAACTTTTCATCACGTATGTATTGTTCCTTTTACCCTCCAGATGAGGAAGAAGAGGACGATGCAGAGTGTGAGGAAGAAGAAATTGATGAAACCTGTGAACATGAGTACGGTACAGAGGATGATTATCAAGGTCTCCCTCTGGAATTTGGTGCCTCAGCTGAAACAGTTCGAGTTGAGGAAGAAGAAGAGGAAGACTGGCTGGATGATACTACTGAGCAATCAGAGATTGAGCCAGAACCAGAACCTACACCTGAAGAACCAGTTAATCAGTTTACTGGTTATTTAAAACTTACTGACAATGTTGCCATTAAATGTGTTGACATCGTTAAGGAGGCACAAAGTGCTAATCCTATGGTGATTGTAAATGCTGCTAACATACACCTGAAACATGGTGGTGGTGTAGCAGGTGCACTCAACAAGGCAACCAATGGTGCCATGCAAAAGGAGAGTGATGATTACATTAAGCTAAATGGCCCTCTTACAGTAGGAGGGTCTTGTTTGCTTTCTGGACATAATCTTGCTAAGAAGTGTCTGCATGTTGTTGGACCTAACCTAAATGCAGGTGAGGACATCCAGCTTCTTAAGGCAGCATATGAAAATTTCAATTCACAGGACATCTTACTTGCACCATTGTTGTCAGCAGGCATATTTGGTGCTAAACCACTTCAGTCTTTACAAGTGTGCGTGCAGACGGTTCGTACACAGGTTTATATTGCAGTCAATGACAAAGCTCTTTATGAGCAGGTTGTCATGGATTATCTTGATAACCTGAAGCCTAGAGTGGAAGCACCTAAACAAGAGGAGCCACCAAACACAGAAGATTCCAAAACTGAGGAGAAATCTGTCGTACAGAAGCCTGTCGATGTGAAGCCAAAAATTAAGGCCTGCATTGATGAGGTTACCACAACACTGGAAGAAACTAAGTTTCTTACCAATAAGTTACTCTTGTTTGCTGATATCAATGGTAAGCTTTACCATGATTCTCAGAACATGCTTAGAGGTGAAGATATGTCTTTCCTTGAGAAGGATGCACCTTACATGGTAGGTGATGTTATCACTAGTGGTGATATCACTTGTGTTGTAATACCCTCCAAAAAGGCTGGTGGCACTACTGAGATGCTCTCAAGAGCTTTGAAGAAAGTGCCAGTTGATGAGTATATAACCACGTACCCTGGACAAGGATGTGCTGGTTATACACTTGAGGAAGCTAAGACTGCTCTTAAGAAATGCAAATCTGCATTTTATGTACTACCTTCAGAAGCACCTAATGCTAAGGAAGAGATTCTAGGAACTGTATCCTGGAATTTGAGAGAAATGCTTGCTCATGCTGAAGAGACAAGAAAATTAATGCCTATATGCATGGATGTTAGAGCCATAATGGCAACCATCCAACGTAAGTATAAAGGAATTAAAATTCAAGAGGGCATCGTTGACTATGGTGTCCGATTCTTCTTTTATACTAGTAAAGAGCCTGTAGCTTCTATTATTACGAAGCTGAACTCTCTAAATGAGCCGCTTGTCACAATGCCAATTGGTTATGTGACACATGGTTTTAATCTTGAAGAGGCTGCGCGCTGTATGCGTTCTCTTAAAGCTCCTGCCGTAGTGTCAGTATCATCACCAGATGCTGTTACTACATATAATGGATACCTCACTTCGTCATCAAAGACATCTGAGGAGCACTTTGTAGAAACAGTTTCTTTGGCTGGCTCTTACAGAGATTGGTCCTATTCAGGACAGCGTACAGAGTTAGGTGTTGAATTTCTTAAGCGTGGTGACAAAATTGTGTACCACACTCTGGAGAGCCCCGTCGAGTTTCATCTTGACGGTGAGGTTCTTTCACTTGACAAACTAAAGAGTCTCTTATCCCTGCGGGAGGTTAAGACTATAAAAGTGTTCACAACTGTGGACAACACTAATCTCCACACACAGCTTGTGGATATGTCTATGACATATGGACAGCAGTTTGGTCCAACATACTTGGATGGTGCTGATGTTACAAAAATTAAACCTCATGTAAATCATGAGGGTAAGACTTTCTTTGTACTACCTAGTGATGACACACTACGTAGTGAAGCTTTCGAGTACTACCATACTCTTGATGAGAGTTTTCTTGGTAGGTACATGTCTGCTTTAAACCACACAAAGAAATGGAAATTTCCTCAAGTTGGTGGTTTAACTTCAATTAAATGGGCTGATAACAATTGTTATTTGTCTAGTGTTTTATTAGCACTTCAACAGCTTGAAGTCAAATTCAATGCACCAGCACTTCAAGAGGCTTATTATAGAGCCCGTGCTGGTGATGCTGCTAACTTTTGTGCACTCATACTCGCTTACAGTAATAAAACTGTTGGCGAGCTTGGTGATGTCAGAGAAACTATGACCCATCTTCTACAGCATGCTAATTTGGAATCTGCAAAGCGAGTTCTTAATGTGGTGTGTAAACATTGTGGTCAGAAAACTACTACCTTAACGGGTGTAGAAGCTGTGATGTATATGGGTACTCTATCTTATGATAATCTTAAGACAGGTGTTTCCATTCCATGTGTGTGTGGTCGTGATGCTACACAATATCTAGTACAACAAGAGTCTTCTTTTGTTATGATGTCTGCACCACCTGCTGAGTATAAATTACAGCAAGGTACATTCTTATGTGCGAATGAGTACACTGGTAACTATCAGTGTGGTCATTACACTCATATAACTGCTAAGGAGACCCTCTATCGTATTGACGGAGCTCACCTTACAAAGATGTCAGAGTACAAAGGACCAGTGACTGATGTTTTCTACAAGGAAACATCTTACACTACAACCATCAAGCCTGTGTCGTATAAACTCGATGGAGTTACTTACACAGAGATTGAACCAAAATTGGATGGGTATTATAAAAAGGATAATGCTTACTATACAGAGCAGCCTATAGACCTTGTACCAACTCAACCATTACCAAATGCGAGTTTTGATAATTTCAAACTCACATGTTCTAACACAAAATTTGCTGATGATTTAAATCAAATGACAGGCTTCACAAAGCCAGCTTCACGAGAGCTATCTGTCACATTCTTCCCAGACTTGAATGGCGATGTAGTGGCTATTGACTATAGACACTATTCAGCGAGTTTCAAGAAAGGTGCTAAATTACTGCATAAGCCAATTGTTTGGCACATTAACCAGGCTACAACCAAGACAACGTTCAAACCAAACACTTGGTGTTTACGTTGTCTTTGGAGTACAAAGCCAGTAGATACTTCAAATTCATTTGAAGTTCTGGCAGTAGAAGACACACAAGGAATGGACAATCTTGCTTGTGAAAGTCAACAACCCACCTCTGAAGAAGTAGTGGAAAATCCTACCATACAGAAGGAAGTCATAGAGTGTGACGTGAAAACTACCGAAGTTGTAGGCAATGTCATACTTAAACCATCAGATGAAGGTGTTAAAGTAACACAAGAGTTAGGTCATGAGGATCTTATGGCTGCTTATGTGGAAAACACAAGCATTACCATTAAGAAACCTAATGAGCTTTCACTAGCCTTAGGTTTAAAAACAATTGCCACTCATGGTATTGCTGCAATTAATAGTGTTCCTTGGAGTAAAATTTTGGCTTATGTCAAACCATTCTTAGGACAAGCAGCAATTACAACATCAAATTGCGCTAAGAGATTAGCACAACGTGTGTTTAACAATTATATGCCTTATGTGTTTACATTATTGTTCCAATTGTGTACTTTTACTAAAAGTACCAATTCTAGAATTAGAGCTTCACTACCTACAACTATTGCTAAAAATAGTGTTAAGAGTGTTGCTAAATTATGTTTGGATGCCGGCATTAATTATGTGAAGTCACCCAAATTTTCTAAATTGTTCACAATCGCTATGTGGCTATTGTTGTTAAGTATTTGCTTAGGTTCTCTAATCTGTGTAACTGCTGCTTTTGGTGTACTCTTATCTAATTTTGGTGCTCCTTCTTATTGTAATGGCGTTAGAGAATTGTATCTTAATTCGTCTAACGTTACTACTATGGATTTCTGTGAAGGTTCTTTTCCTTGCAGCATTTGTTTAAGTGGATTAGACTCCCTTGATTCTTATCCAGCTCTTGAAACCATTCAGGTGACGATTTCATCGTACAAGCTAGACTTGACAATTTTAGGTCTGGCCGCTGAGTGGGTTTTGGCATATATGTTGTTCACAAAATTCTTTTATTTATTAGGTCTTTCAGCTATAATGCAGGTGTTCTTTGGCTATTTTGCTAGTCATTTCATCAGCAATTCTTGGCTCATGTGGTTTATCATTAGTATTGTACAAATGGCACCCGTTTCTGCAATGGTTAGGATGTACATCTTCTTTGCTTCTTTCTACTACATATGGAAGAGCTATGTTCATATCATGGATGGTTGCACCTCTTCGACTTGCATGATGTGCTATAAGCGCAATCGTGCCACACGCGTTGAGTGTACAACTATTGTTAATGGCATGAAGAGATCTTTCTATGTCTATGCAAATGGAGGCCGTGGCTTCTGCAAGACTCACAATTGGAATTGTCTCAATTGTGACACATTTTGCACTGGTAGTACATTCATTAGTGATGAAGTTGCTCGTGATTTGTCACTCCAGTTTAAAAGACCAATCAACCCTACTGACCAGTCATCGTATATTGTTGATAGTGTTGCTGTGAAAAATGGCGCGCTTCACCTCTACTTTGACAAGGCTGGTCAAAAGACCTATGAGAGACATCCGCTCTCCCATTTTGTCAATTTAGACAATTTGAGAGCTAACAACACTAAAGGTTCACTGCCTATTAATGTCATAGTTTTTGATGGCAAGTCCAAATGCGACGAGTCTGCTTCTAAGTCTGCTTCTGTGTACTACAGTCAGCTGATGTGCCAACCTATTCTGTTGCTTGACCAAGCTCTTGTATCAGACGTTGGAGATAGTACTGAAGTTTCCGTTAAGATGTTTGATGCTTATGTCGACACCTTTTCAGCAACTTTTAGTGTTCCTATGGAAAAACTTAAGGCACTTGTTGCTACAGCTCACAGCGAGTTAGCAAAGGGTGTAGCTTTAGATGGTGTCCTTTCTACATTCGTGTCAGCTGCCCGACAAGGTGTTGTTGATACCGATGTTGACACAAAGGATGTTATTGAATGTCTCAAACTTTCACATCACTCTGACTTAGAAGTGACAGGTGACAGTTGTAACAATTTCATGCTCACCTATAATAAGGTTGAAAACATGACGCCCAGAGATCTTGGCGCATGTATTGACTGTAATGCAAGGCATATCAATGCCCAAGTAGCAAAAAGTCACAATGTTTCACTCATCTGGAATGTAAAAGACTACATGTCTTTATCTGAACAGCTGCGTAAACAAATTCGTAGTGCTGCCAAGAAGAACAACATACCTTTTAGACTAACTTGTGCTACAACTAGACAGGTTGTCAATGTCATAACTACTAAAATCTCACTCAAGGGTGGTAAGATTGTTAGTACTTGTTTTAAACTTATGCTTAAGGCCACATTATTGTGCGTTCTTGCTGCATTGGTTTGTTATATCGTTATGCCAGTACATACATTGTCAATCCATGATGGTTACACAAATGAAATCATTGGTTACAAAGCCATTCAGGATGGTGTCACTCGTGACATCATTTCTACTGATGATTGTTTTGCAAATAAACATGCTGGTTTTGACGCATGGTTTAGCCAGCGTGGTGGTTCATACAAAAATGACAAAAGCTGCCCTGTAGTAGCTGCTATCATTACAAGAGAGATTGGTTTCATAGTGCCTGGCTTACCGGGTACTGTGCTGAGAGCAATCAATGGTGACTTCTTGCATTTTCTACCTCGTGTTTTTAGTGCTGTTGGCAACATTTGCTACACACCTTCCAAACTCATTGAGTATAGTGATTTTGCTACCTCTGCTTGCGTTCTTGCTGCTGAGTGTACAATTTTTAAGGATGCTATGGGCAAACCTGTGCCATATTGTTATGACACTAATTTGCTAGAGGGTTCTATTTCTTATAGTGAGCTTCGTCCAGACACTCGTTATGTGCTTATGGATGGTTCCATCATACAGTTTCCTAACACTTACCTGGAGGGTTCTGTTAGAGTAGTAACAACTTTTGATGCTGAGTACTGTAGACATGGTACATGCGAAAGGTCAGAAGTAGGTATTTGCCTATCTACCAGTGGTAGATGGGTTCTTAATAATGAGCATTACAGAGCTCTATCAGGAGTTTTCTGTGGTGTTGATGCGATGAATCTCATAGCTAACATCTTTACTCCTCTTGTGCAACCTGTGGGTGCTTTAGATGTGTCTGCTTCAGTAGTGGCTGGTGGTATTATTGCCATATTGGTGACTTGTGCTGCCTACTACTTTATGAAATTCAGACGTGTTTTTGGTGAGTACAACCATGTTGTTGCTGCTAATGCACTTTTGTTTTTGATGTCTTTCACTATACTCTGTCTGGTACCAGCTTACAGCTTTCTGCCGGGAGTCTACTCAGTCTTTTACTTGTACTTGACATTCTATTTCACCAATGATGTTTCATTCTTGGCTCACCTTCAATGGTTTGCCATGTTTTCTCCTATTGTGCCTTTTTGGATAACAGCAATCTATGTATTCTGTATTTCTCTGAAGCACTGCCATTGGTTCTTTAACAACTATCTTAGGAAAAGAGTCATGTTTAATGGAGTTACATTTAGTACCTTCGAGGAGGCTGCTTTGTGTACCTTTTTGCTCAACAAGGAAATGTACCTAAAATTGCGTAGCGAGACACTGTTGCCACTTACACAGTATAACAGGTATCTTGCTCTATATAACAAGTACAAGTATTTCAGTGGAGCCTTAGATACTACCAGCTATCGTGAAGCAGCTTGCTGCCACTTAGCAAAGGCTCTAAATGACTTTAGCAACTCAGGTGCTGATGTTCTCTACCAACCACCACAGACATCAATCACTTCTGCTGTTCTGCAGAGTGGTTTTAGGAAAATGGCATTCCCGTCAGGCAAAGTTGAAGGGTGCATGGTACAAGTAACCTGTGGAACTACAACTCTTAATGGATTGTGGTTGGATGACACAGTATACTGTCCAAGACATGTCATTTGCACAGCAGAAGACATGCTTAATCCTAACTATGAAGATCTGCTCATTCGCAAATCCAACCATAGCTTTCTTGTTCAGGCTGGCAATGTTCAACTTCGTGTTATTGGCCATTCTATGCAAAATTGTCTGCTTAGGCTTAAAGTTGATACTTCTAACCCTAAGACACCCAAGTATAAATTTGTCCGTATCCAACCTGGTCAAACATTTTCAGTTCTAGCATGCTACAATGGTTCACCATCTGGTGTTTATCAGTGTGCCATGAGACCTAATCATACCATTAAAGGTTCTTTCCTTAATGGATCATGTGGTAGTGTTGGTTTTAACATTGATTATGATTGCGTGTCTTTCTGCTATATGCATCATATGGAGCTTCCAACAGGAGTACACGCTGGTACTGACTTAGAAGGTAAATTCTATGGTCCATTTGTTGACAGACAAACTGCACAGGCTGCAGGTACAGACACAACCATAACATTAAATGTTTTGGCATGGCTGTATGCTGCTGTTATCAATGGTGATAGGTGGTTTCTTAATAGATTCACCACTACTTTGAATGACTTTAACCTTGTGGCAATGAAGTACAACTATGAACCTTTGACACAAGATCATGTTGACATATTGGGACCTCTTTCTGCTCAAACAGGAATTGCCGTCTTAGATATGTGTGCTGCTTTGAAAGAGCTGCTGCAGAATGGTATGAATGGTCGTACTATCCTTGGTAGCACTATTTTAGAAGATGAGTTTACACCATTTGATGTTGTTAGACAATGCTCTGGTGTTACCTTCCAAGGTAAGTTCAAGAAAATTGTTAAGGGCACTCATCATTGGATGCTTTTAACTTTCTTGACATCACTATTGATTCTTGTTCAAAGTACACAGTGGTCACTGTTTTTCTTTGTTTACGAGAATGCTTTCTTGCCATTTACTCTTGGTATTATGGCAATTGCTGCATGTGCTATGCTGCTTGTTAAGCATAAGCACGCATTCTTGTGCTTGTTTCTGTTACCTTCTCTTGCAACAGTTGCTTACTTTAATATGGTCTACATGCCTGCTAGCTGGGTGATGCGTATCATGACATGGCTTGAATTGGCTGACACTAGCTTGTCTGGTTATAGGCTTAAGGATTGTGTTATGTATGCTTCAGCTTTAGTTTTGCTTATTCTCATGACAGCTCGCACTGTTTATGATGATGCTGCTAGACGTGTTTGGACACTGATGAATGTCATTACACTTGTTTACAAAGTCTACTATGGTAATGCTTTAGATCAAGCTATTTCCATGTGGGCCTTAGTTATTTCTGTAACCTCTAACTATTCTGGTGTCGTTACGACTATCATGTTTTTAGCTAGAGCTATAGTGTTTGTGTGTGTTGAGTATTACCCATTGTTATTTATTACTGGCAACACCTTACAGTGTATCATGCTTGTTTATTGTTTCTTAGGCTATTGTTGCTGCTGCTACTTTGGCCTTTTCTGTTTACTCAACCGTTACTTCAGGCTTACTCTTGGTGTTTATGACTACTTGGTCTCTACACAAGAATTTAGGTATATGAACTCCCAGGGGCTTTTGCCTCCTAAGAGTAGTATTGATGCTTTCAAGCTTAACATTAAGTTGTTGGGTATTGGAGGTAAACCATGTATCAAGGTTGCTACTGTACAGTCTAAAATGTCTGACGTAAAGTGCACATCTGTGGTACTGCTCTCGGTTCTTCAACAACTTAGAGTAGAGTCATCTTCTAAATTGTGGGCACAATGTGTACAACTCCACAATGATATTCTTCTTGCAAAAGACACAACTGAAGCTTTCGAGAAGATGGTTTCTCTTTTGTCTGTTTTGCTATCCATGCAGGGTGCTGTAGACATTAATAGGTTGTGCGAGGAAATGCTCGATAACCGTGCTACTCTTCAGGCTATTGCTTCAGAATTTAGTTCTTTACCATCATATGCCGCTTATGCCACTGCCCAGGAGGCCTATGAGCAGGCTGTAGCTAATGGTGATTCTGAAGTCGTTCTCAAAAAGTTAAAGAAATCTTTGAATGTGGCTAAATCTGAGTTTGACCGTGATGCTGCCATGCAACGCAAGTTGGAAAAGATGGCAGATCAGGCTATGACCCAAATGTACAAACAGGCAAGATCTGAGGACAAGAGGGCAAAAGTAACTAGTGCTATGCAAACAATGCTCTTCACTATGCTTAGGAAGCTTGATAATGATGCACTTAACAACATTATCAACAATGCGCGTGATGGTTGTGTTCCACTCAACATCATACCATTGACTACAGCAGCCAAACTCATGGTTGTTGTCCCTGATTATGGTACCTACAAGAACACTTGTGATGGTAACACCTTTACATATGCATCTGCACTCTGGGAAATCCAGCAAGTTGTTGATGCGGATAGCAAGATTGTTCAACTTAGTGAAATTAACATGGACAATTCACCAAATTTGGCTTGGCCTCTTATTGTTACAGCTCTAAGAGCCAACTCAGCTGTTAAACTACAGAATAATGAACTGAGTCCAGTAGCACTACGACAGATGTCCTGTGCGGCTGGTACCACACAAACAGCTTGTACTGATGACAATGCACTTGCCTACTATAACAATTCGAAGGGAGGTAGGTTTGTGCTGGCATTACTATCAGACCACCAAGATCTCAAATGGGCTAGATTCCCTAAGAGTGATGGTACAGGTACAATTTACACAGAACTGGAACCACCTTGTAGGTTTGTTACAGACACACCAAAAGGGCCTAAAGTGAAATACTTGTACTTCATCAAAGGCTTAAACAACCTAAATAGAGGTATGGTGCTGGGCAGTTTAGCTGCTACAGTACGTCTTCAGGCTGGAAATGCTACAGAAGTACCTGCCAATTCAACTGTGCTTTCCTTCTGTGCTTTTGCAGTAGACCCTGCTAAAGCATATAAGGATTACCTAGCAAGTGGAGGACAACCAATCACCAACTGTGTGAAGATGTTGTGTACACACACTGGTACAGGACAGGCAATTACTGTAACACCAGAAGCTAACATGGACCAAGAGTCCTTTGGTGGTGCTTCATGTTGTCTGTATTGTAGATGCCACATTGACCATCCAAATCCTAAAGGATTCTGTGACTTGAAAGGTAAGTACGTCCAAATACCTACCACTTGTGCTAATGACCCAGTGGGTTTTACACTTAGAAACACAGTCTGTACCGTCTGCGGAATGTGGAAAGGTTATGGCTGTAGTTGTGACCAACTCCGCGAACCCTTGATGCAGTCTGCGGATGCATCAACGTTTTTAAACGGGTTTGCGGTGTAAGTGCAGCCCGTCTTACACCGTGCGGCACAGGCACTAGTACTGATGTCGTCTACAGGGCTTTTGATATTTACAACGAAAAAGTTGCTGGTTTTGCAAAGTTCCTAAAAACTAATTGCTGTCGCTTCCAGGAGAAGGATGAGGAAGGCAATTTATTAGACTCTTACTTTGTAGTTAAGAGGCATACTATGTCTAACTACCAACATGAAGAGACTATTTATAACTTGGTTAAAGATTGTCCAGCGGTTGCTGTCCATGACTTTTTCAAGTTTAGAGTAGATGGTGACATGGTACCACATATATCACGTCAGCGTCTAACTAAATACACAATGGCTGATTTAGTCTATGCTCTACGTCATTTTGATGAGGGTAATTGTGATACATTAAAAGAAATACTCGTCACATACAATTGCTGTGATGATGATTATTTCAATAAGAAGGATTGGTATGACTTCGTAGAGAATCCTGACATCTTACGCGTATATGCTAACTTAGGTGAGCGTGTACGCCAATCATTATTAAAGACTGTACAATTCTGCGATGCTATGCGTGATGCAGGCATTGTAGGCGTACTGACATTAGATAATCAGGATCTTAATGGGAACTGGTACGATTTCGGTGATTTCGTACAAGTAGCACCAGGCTGCGGAGTTCCTATTGTGGATTCATATTACTCATTGCTGATGCCCATCCTCACTTTGACTAGGGCATTGGCTGCTGAGTCCCATATGGATGCTGATCTCGCAAAACCACTTATTAAGTGGGATTTGCTGAAATATGATTTTACGGAAGAGAGACTTTGTCTCTTCGACCGTTATTTTAAATATTGGGACCAGACATACCATCCCAATTGTATTAACTGTTTGGATGATAGGTGTATCCTTCATTGTGCAAACTTTAATGTGTTATTTTCTACTGTGTTTCCACCTACAAGTTTTGGACCACTAGTAAGAAAAATATTTGTAGATGGTGTTCCTTTTGTTGTTTCAACTGGATACCATTTTCGTGAGTTAGGAGTCGTACATAATCAGGATGTAAACTTACATAGCTCGCGTCTCAGTTTCAAGGAACTTTTAGTGTATGCTGCTGATCCAGCTATGCATGCAGCTTCTGGCAATTTATTGCTAGATAAACGCACTACATGCTTTTCAGTAGCTGCACTAACAAACAATGTTGCTTTTCAAACTGTCAAACCCGGTAATTTTAATAAAGACTTTTATGACTTTGCTGTGTCTAAAGGTTTCTTTAAGGAAGGAAGTTCTGTTGAACTAAAACACTTCTTCTTTGCTCAGGATGGCAACGCTGCTATCAGTGATTATGACTATTATCGTTATAATCTGCCAACAATGTGTGATATCAGACAACTCCTATTCGTAGTTGAAGTTGTTGATAAATACTTTGATTGTTACGATGGTGGCTGTATTAATGCCAACCAAGTAATCGTTAACAATCTGGATAAATCAGCTGGTTTCCCATTTAATAAATGGGGTAAGGCTAGACTTTATTATGACTCAATGAGTTATGAGGATCAAGATGCACTTTTCGCGTATACTAAGCGTAATGTCATCCCTACTATAACTCAAATGAATCTTAAGTATGCCATTAGTGCAAAGAATAGAGCTCGCACCGTAGCTGGTGTCTCTATCTGTAGTACTATGACAAATAGACAGTTTCATCAGAAATTATTGAAGTCAATAGCCGCCACTAGAGGAGCTACTGTGGTAATTGGAACAAGCAAGTTTTACGGTGGCTGGCATAATATGTTAAAAACTGTTTACAGTGATGTAGAAACTCCACACCTTATGGGTTGGGATTATCCAAAATGTGACAGAGCCATGCCTAACATGCTTAGGATAATGGCCTCTCTTGTTCTTGCTCGCAAACATAACACTTGCTGTAACTTATCACACCGTTTCTACAGGTTAGCTAACGAGTGTGCGCAAGTATTAAGTGAGATGGTCATGTGTGGCGGCTCACTATATGTTAAACCAGGTGGAACATCATCCGGTGATGCTACAACTGCTTATGCTAATAGTGTCTTTAACATTTGTCAAGCTGTTACAGCCAATGTAAATGCACTTCTTTCAACTGATGGTAATAAGATAGCTGACAAGTATGTCCGCAATCTACAACACAGGCTCTATGAGTGTCTCTATAGAAATAGGGATGTTGATCATGAATTCGTGGATGAGTTTTACGCTTACCTGCGTAAACATTTCTCCATGATGATTCTTTCTGATGATGCCGTTGTGTGCTATAACAGTAACTATGCGGCTCAAGGTTTAGTAGCTAGCATTAAGAACTTTAAGGCAGTTCTTTATTATCAAAATAATGTGTTCATGTCTGAGGCAAAATGTTGGACTGAGACTGACCTTACTAAAGGACCTCACGAATTTTGCTCACAGCATACAATGCTAGTTAAACAAGGAGATGATTACGTGTACCTGCCTTACCCAGATCCATCAAGAATATTAGGCGCAGGCTGTTTTGTCGATGATATTGTCAAAACAGATGGTACACTTATGATTGAAAGGTTCGTGTCACTGGCTATTGATGCTTACCCACTTACAAAACATCCTAATCAGGAGTATGCTGATGTCTTTCACTTGTATTTACAATACATTAGAAAGTTACATGATGAGCTTACTGGCCACATGTTGGACATGTATTCCGTAATGCTAACTAATGATAACACCTCACGGTACTGGGAACCTGAGTTTTATGAGGCTATGTACACACCACATACAGTCTTGCAGGCTGTAGGTGCTTGTGTATTGTGCAATTCACAGACTTCACTTCGTTGCGGTGCCTGTATTAGGAGACCATTCCTATGTTGCAAGTGCTGCTATGACCATGTCATTTCAACATCACACAAATTAGTGTTGTCTGTTAATCCCTATGTTTGCAATGCCCCAGGTTGTGATGTCACTGATGTGACACAACTGTATCTAGGAGGTATGAGCTATTATTGCAAGTCACATAAGCCTCCCATTAGTTTTCCATTATGTGCTAATGGTCAGGTTTTTGGTTTATACAAAAACACATGTGTAGGCAGTGACAATGTCACTGACTTCAATGCGATAGCAACATGTGATTGGACTAATGCTGGCGATTACATACTTGCCAACACTTGTACTGAGAGACTCAAGCTTTTCGCAGCAGAAACGCTCAAAGCCACTGAGGAAACATTTAAGCTGTCATATGGTATTGCCACTGTACGCGAAGTACTCTCTGACAGAGAATTGCATCTTTCATGGGAGGTTGGAAAACCTAGACCACCATTGAACAGAAACTATGTCTTTACTGGTTACCGTGTAACTAAAAATAGTAAAGTACAGATTGGAGAGTACACCTTTGAAAAAGGTGACTATGGTGATGCTGTTGTGTACAGAGGTACTACGACATACAAGTTGAATGTTGGTGATTACTTTGTGTTGACATCTCACACTGTAATGCCACTTAGTGCACCTACTCTAGTGCCACAAGAGCACTATGTGAGAATTACTGGCTTGTACCCAACACTCAACATCTCAGATGAGTTTTCTAGCAATGTTGCAAATTATCAAAAGGTCGGCATGCAAAAGTACTCTACACTCCAAGGACCACCTGGTACTGGTAAGAGTCATTTTGCCATCGGACTTGCTCTCTATTACCCATCTGCTCGCATAGTGTATACGGCATGCTCTCATGCAGCTGTTGATGCCCTATGTGAAAAGGCATTAAAATATTTGCCCATAGATAAATGTAGTAGAATCATACCTGCGCGTGCGCGCGTAGAGTGTTTTGATAAATTCAAAGTGAATTCAACACTAGAACAGTATGTTTTCTGCACTGTAAATGCATTGCCAGAAACAACTGCTGACATTGTAGTCTTTGATGAAATCTCTATGGCTACTAATTATGACTTGAGTGTTGTCAATGCTAGACTTCGTGCAAAACACTACGTCTATATTGGCGATCCTGCTCAATTACCAGCCCCCCGCACATTGCTGACTAAAGGCACACTAGAACCAGAATATTTTAATTCAGTGTGCAGACTTATGAAAACAATAGGTCCAGACATGTTCCTTGGAACTTGTCGCCGTTGTCCTGCTGAAATTGTTGACACTGTGAGTGCTTTAGTTTATGACAATAAGCTAAAAGCACACAAGGATAAGTCAGCTCAATGCTTCAAAATGTTCTACAAAGGTGTTATTACACATGATGTTTCATCTGCAATCAACAGACCTCAAATAGGCGTTGTAAGAGAATTTCTTACACGCAATCCTGCTTGGAGAAAAGCTGTTTTTATCTCACCTTATAATTCACAGAACGCTGTAGCTTCAAAAATCTTAGGATTGCCTACGCAGACTGTTGATTCATCACAGGGTTCTGAATATGACTATGTCATATTCACACAAACTACTGAAACAGCACACTCTTGTAATGTCAACCGCTTCAATGTGGCTATCACAAGGGCAAAAATTGGCATTTTGTGCATAATGTCTGATAGAGATCTTTATGACAAACTGCAATTTACAAGTCTAGAAATACCACGTCGCAATGTGGCTACATTACAAGCAGAAAATGTAACTGGACTTTTTAAGGACTGTAGTAAGATCATTACTGGTCTTCATCCTACACAGGCACCTACACACCTCAGCGTTGATATAAAGTTCAAGACTGAAGGATTATGTGTTGACATACCAGGCATACCAAAGGACATGACCTACCGTAGACTCATCTCTATGATGGGTTTCAAAATGAATTACCAAGTCAATGGTTACCCTAATATGTTTATCACCCGCGAAGAAGCTATTCGTCACGTTCGTGCGTGGATTGGCTTTGATGTAGAGGGCTGTCATGCAACTAGAGATGCTGTGGGTACTAACCTACCTCTCCAGCTAGGATTTTCTACAGGTGTTAACTTAGTAGCTGTACCGACTGGTTATGTTGACACTGAAAATAACACAGAATTCACCAGAGTTAATGCAAAACCTCCACCAGGTGACCAGTTTAAACATCTTATACCACTCATGTATAAAGGCTTGCCCTGGAATGTAGTGCGTATTAAGATAGTACAAATGCTCAGTGATACACTGAAAGGATTGTCAGACAGAGTCGTGTTCGTCCTTTGGGCGCATGGCTTTGAGCTTACATCAATGAAGTACTTTGTCAAGATTGGACCTGAAAGAACGTGTTGTCTGTGTGACAAACGTGCAACTTGCTTTTCTACTTCATCAGATACTTATGCCTGCTGGAATCATTCTGTGGGTTTTGACTATGTCTATAACCCATTTATGATTGATGTTCAGCAGTGGGGCTTTACGGGTAACCTTCAGAGTAACCATGACCAACATTGCCAGGTACATGGAAATGCACATGTGGCTAGTTGTGATGCTATCATGACTAGATGTTTAGCAGTCCATGAGTGCTTTGTTAAGCGCGTTGATTGGTCTGTTGAATACCCTATTATAGGAGATGAACTGAGGGTTAATTCTGCTTGCAGAAAAGTACAACACATGGTTGTGAAGTCTGCATTGCTTGCTGATAAGTTTCCAGTTCTTCATGACATTGGAAATCCAAAGGCTATCAAGTGTGTGCCTCAGGCTGAAGTAGAATGGAAGTTCTACGATGCTCAGCCATGTAGTGACAAAGCTTACAAAATAGAGGAACTCTTCTATTCTTATGCTACACATCACGATAAATTCACTGATGGTGTTTGTTTGTTTTGGAATTGTAACGTTGATCGTTACCCAGCCAATGCAATTGTGTGTAGGTTTGACACAAGAGTCTTGTCAAACTTGAACTTACCAGGCTGTGATGGTGGTAGTTTGTATGTGAATAAGCATGCATTCCACACTCCAGCTTTCGATAAAAGTGCATTTACTAATTTAAAGCAATTGCCTTTCTTTTACTATTCTGATAGTCCTTGTGAGTCTCATGGCAAACAAGTAGTGTCGGATATTGATTATGTTCCACTCAAATCTGCTACGTGTATTACACGATGCAATTTAGGTGGTGCTGTTTGCAGACACCATGCAAATGAGTACCGACAGTACTTGGATGCATATAATATGATGATTTCTGCTGGATTTAGCCTATGGATTTACAAACAATTTGATACTTATAACCTGTGGAATACATTTACCAGGTTACAGAGTTTAGAAAATGTGGCTTATAATGTTGTTAATAAAGGACACTTTGATGGACACGCCGGCGAAGCACCTGTTTCCATCATTAATAATGCTGTTTACACAAAGGTAGATGGTATTGATGTGGAGATCTTTGAAAATAAGACAACACTTCCTGTTAATGTTGCATTTGAGCTTTGGGCTAAGCGTAACATTAAACCAGTGCCAGAGATTAAGATACTCAATAATTTGGGTGTTGATATCGCTGCTAATACTGTAATCTGGGACTACAAAAGAGAAGCCCCAGCACATGTATCTACAATAGGTGTCTGCACAATGACTGACATTGCCAAGAAACCTACTGAGAGTGCTTGTTCTTCACTTACTGTCTTGTTTGATGGTAGAGTGGAAGGACAGGTAGACCTTTTTAGAAACGCCCGTAATGGTGTTTTAATAACAGAAGGTTCAGTCAAAGGTCTAACACCTTCAAAGGGACCAGCACAAGCTAGCGTCAATGGAGTCACATTAATTGGAGAATCAGTAAAAACACAGTTTAACTACTTTAAGAAAGTAGACGGCATTATTCAACAGTTGCCTGAAACCTACTTTACTCAGAGCAGAGACTTAGAGGATTTTAAGCCCAGATCACAAATGGAAACTGACTTTCTCGAGCTCGCTATGGATGAATTCATACAGCGATATAAGCTCGAGGGCTATGCCTTCGAACACATCGTTTATGGAGATTTCAGTCATGGACAACTTGGCGGTCTTCATTTAATGATAGGCTTAGCCAAGCGCTCACAAGATTCACCACTTAAATTAGAGGATTTTATCCCTATGGACAGCACAGTGAAAAATTACTTCATAACAGATGCGCAAACAGGTTCATCAAAATGTGTGTGTTCTGTGATTGATCTTTTACTTGATGACTTTGTCGAGATAATAAAGTCACAAGATTTGTCAGTGATTTCAAAAGTGGTCAAGGTTACAATTGACTATGCTGAAATTTCATTCATGCTTTGGTGTAAGGATGGACATGTTGAAACCTTCTACCCAAAACTACAAGCAAGTCAAGCGTGGCAACCAGGTGTTGCGATGCCTAACTTGTACAAGATGCAAAGAATGCTTCTTGAAAAGTGTGACCTTCAGAATTATGGTGAAAATGCTGTTATACCAAAAGGAATAATGATGAATGTCGCAAAGTATACTCAACTGTGTCAATACTTAAATACACTTACTTTAGCTGTACCCTACAACATGAGAGTTATTCACTTTGGTGCTGGCTCTGATAAAGGAGTTGCACCAGGTACAGCTGTGCTCAGACAATGGTTGCCAACTGGCACACTACTTGTCGATTCAGATCTTAATGACTTCGTCTCCGACGCAGATTCTACTTTAATTGGAGACTGTGCAACAGTACATACGGCTAATAAATGGGACCTTATTATTAGCGATATGTATGACCCTAGGACCAAACATGTGACAAAAGAGAATGACTCTAAAGAAGGGTTTTTCACTTATCTGTGTGGATTTATAAAGCAAAAACTAGCCCTGGGTGGTTCTATAGCTGTAAAGATAACAGAGCATTCTTGGAATGCTGACCTTTACAAGCTTATGGGCCATTTCTCATGGTGGACAGCTTTTGTTACAAATGTAAATGCATCATCATCGGAAGCATTTTTAATTGGGGCTAACTATCTTGGCAAGCCGAAGGAACAAATTGATGGCTATACCATGCATGCTAACTACATTTTCTGGAGGAACACAAATCCTATCCAGTTGTCTTCCTATTCACTCTTTGACATGAGCAAATTTCCTCTTAAATTAAGAGGAACTGCTGTAATGTCTCTTAAGGAGAATCAAATCAATGATATGATTTATTCTCTTCTGGAAAAAGGTAGGCTTATCATTAGAGAAAACAACAGAGTTGTGGTTTCAAGTGATATTCTTGTTAACAACTAAACGAACATGTTTATTTTCTTATTATTTCTTACTCTCACTAGTGGTAGTGACCTTGACCGGTGCACCACTTTTGATGATGTTCAAGCTCCTAATTACACTCAACATACTTCATCTATGAGGGGGGTTTACTATCCTGATGAAATTTTTAGATCAGACACTCTTTATTTAACTCAGGATTTATTTCTTCCATTTTATTCTAATGTTACAGGGTTTCATACTATTAATCATACGTTTGGCAACCCTGTCATACCTTTTAAGGATGGTATTTATTTTGCTGCCACAGAGAAATCAAATGTTGTCCGTGGTTGGGTTTTTGGTTCTACCATGAACAACAAGTCACAGTCGGTGATTATTATTAACAATTCTACTAATGTTGTTATACGAGCATGTAACTTTGAATTGTGTGACAACCCTTTCTTTGCTGTTTCTAAACCCATGGGTACACAGACACATACTATGATATTCGATAATGCATTTAATTGCACTTTCGAGTACATATCTGATGCCTTTTCGCTTGATGTTTCAGAAAAGTCAGGTAATTTTAAACACTTACGAGAGTTTGTGTTTAAAAATAAAGATGGGTTTCTCTATGTTTATAAGGGCTATCAACCTATAGATGTAGTTCGTGATCTACCTTCTGGTTTTAACACTTTGAAACCTATTTTTAAGTTGCCTCTTGGTATTAACATTACAAATTTTAGAGCCATTCTTACAGCCTTTTCACCTGCTCAAGACATTTGGGGCACGTCAGCTGCAGCCTATTTTGTTGGCTATTTAAAGCCAACTACATTTATGCTCAAGTATGATGAAAATGGTACAATCACAGATGCTGTTGATTGTTCTCAAAATCCACTTGCTGAACTCAAATGCTCTGTTAAGAGCTTTGAGATTGACAAAGGAATTTACCAGACCTCTAATTTCAGGGTTGTTCCCTCAGGAGATGTTGTGAGATTCCCTAATATTACAAACTTGTGTCCTTTTGGAGAGGTTTTTAATGCTACTAAATTCCCTTCTGTCTATGCATGGGAGAGAAAAAAAATTTCTAATTGTGTTGCTGATTACTCTGTGCTCTACAACTCAACATTTTTTTCAACCTTTAAGTGCTATGGCGTTTCTGCCACTAAGTTGAATGATCTTTGCTTCTCCAATGTCTATGCAGATTCTTTTGTAGTCAAGGGAGATGATGTAAGACAAATAGCGCCAGGACAAACTGGTGTTATTGCTGATTATAATTATAAATTGCCAGATGATTTCATGGGTTGTGTCCTTGCTTGGAATACTAGGAACATTGATGCTACTTCAACTGGTAATTATAATTATAAATATAGGTATCTTAGACATGGCAAGCTTAGGCCCTTTGAGAGAGACATATCTAATGTGCCTTTCTCCCCTGATGGCAAACCTTGCACCCCACCTGCTCTTAATTGTTATTGGCCATTAAATGATTATGGTTTTTACACCACTACTGGCATTGGCTACCAACCTTACAGAGTTGTAGTACTTTCTTTTGAACTTTTAAATGCACCGGCCACGGTTTGTGGACCAAAATTATCCACTGACCTTATTAAGAACCAGTGTGTCAATTTTAATTTTAATGGACTCACTGGTACTGGTGTGTTAACTCCTTCTTCAAAGAGATTTCAACCATTTCAACAATTTGGCCGTGATGTTTCTGATTTCACTGATTCCGTTCGAGATCCTAAAACATCTGAAATATTAGACATTTCACCTTGCGCTTTTGGGGGTGTAAGTGTAATTACACCTGGAACAAATGCTTCATCTGAAGTTGCTGTTCTATATCAAGATGTTAACTGCACTGATGTTTCTACAGCAATTCATGCAGATCAACTCACACCAGCTTGGCGCATATATTCTACTGGAAACAATGTATTCCAGACTCAAGCAGGCTGTCTTATAGGAGCTGAGCATGTCGACACTTCTTATGAGTGCGACATTCCTATTGGAGCTGGCATTTGTGCTAGTTACCATACAGTTTCTTTATTACGTAGTACTAGCCAAAAATCTATTGTGGCTTATACTATGTCTTTAGGTGCTGATAGTTCAATTGCTTACTCTAATAACACCATTGCTATACCTACTAACTTTTCAATTAGCATTACTACAGAAGTAATGCCTGTTTCTATGGCTAAAACCTCCGTAGATTGTAATATGTACATCTGCGGAGATTCTACTGAATGTGCTAATTTGCTTCTCCAATATGGTAGCTTTTGCACACAACTAAATCGTGCACTCTCAGGTATTGCTGCTGAACAGGATCGCAACACACGTGAAGTGTTCGCTCAAGTCAAACAAATGTACAAAACCCCAACTTTGAAATATTTTGGTGGTTTTAATTTTTCACAAATATTACCTGACCCTCTAAAGCCAACTAAGAGGTCTTTTATTGAGGACTTGCTCTTTAATAAGGTGACACTCGCTGATGCTGGCTTCATGAAGCAATATGGCGAATGCCTAGGTGATATTAATGCTAGAGATCTCATTTGTGCGCAGAAGTTCAATGGACTTACAGTGTTGCCACCTCTGCTCACTGATGATATGATTGCTGCCTACACTGCTGCTCTAGTTAGTGGTACTGCCACTGCTGGATGGACATTTGGTGCTGGCGCTGCTCTTCAAATACCTTTTGCTATGCAAATGGCATATAGGTTCAATGGCATTGGAGTTACCCAAAATGTTCTCTATGAGAACCAAAAACAAATCGCCAACCAATTTAACAAGGCGATTAGTCAAATTCAAGAATCACTTACAACAACATCAACTGCATTGGGCAAGCTGCAAGACGTTGTTAACCAGAATGCTCAAGCATTAAACACACTTGTTAAACAACTTAGCTCTAATTTTGGTGCAATTTCAAGTGTGCTAAATGATATCCTTTCGCGACTTGATAAAGTCGAGGCGGAGGTACAAATTGACAGGTTAATTACAGGCAGACTTCAAAGCCTTCAAACCTATGTAACACAACAACTAATCAGGGCTGCTGAAATCAGGGCTTCTGCTAATCTTGCTGCTACTAAAATGTCTGAGTGTGTTCTTGGACAATCAAAAAGAGTTGACTTTTGTGGAAAGGGCTACCACCTTATGTCCTTCCCACAAGCAGCCCCGCATGGTGTTGTCTTCCTACATGTCACGTATGTGCCATCCCAGGAGAGGAACTTCACCACAGCGCCAGCAATTTGTCATGAAGGCAAAGCATACTTCCCTCGTGAAGGTGTTTTTGTGTTTAATGGCACTTCTTGGTTTATTACACAGAGGAACTTCTTTTCTCCACAAATAATTACTACAGACAATACATTTGTCTCAGGAAATTGTGATGTCGTTATTGGCATCATTAACAACACAGTTTATGATCCTCTGCAACCTGAGCTTGACTCATTCAAAGAAGAGCTGGACAAGTACTTCAAAAATCATACATCACCAGATGTTGATCTTGGCGACATTTCAGGCATTAACGCTTCTGTCGTCAACATTCAAAAAGAAATTGACCGCCTCAATGAGGTCGCTAAAAATTTAAATGAATCACTCATTGACCTTCAAGAATTGGGAAAATATGAGCAATATATTAAATGGCCTTGGTATGTTTGGCTCGGCTTCATTGCTGGACTAATTGCCATCGTCATGGTTACAATCTTGCTTTGTTGCATGACTAGTTGTTGCAGTTGCCTCAAGGGTGCATGCTCTTGTGGTTCTTGCTGCAAGTTTGATGAGGATGACTCTGAGCCAGTTCTCAAGGGTGTCAAATTACATTACACATAAACGAACTTATGGATTTGTTTATGAGATTTTTTACTCTTAGATCAATTACTGCACAGCCAGTAAAAATTGACAATGCTTCTCCTGCAAGTACTGTTCATGCTACAGCAACGATACCGCTACAAGCCTCACTCCCTTTCGGATGGCTTGTTATTGGCGTTGCATTTCTTGCTGTTTTTCAGAGCGCTACCAAAATAATTGCGCTCAATAAAAGATGGCAGCTAGCCCTTTATAAGGGCTTCCAGTTCATTTGCAATTTACTGCTGCTATTTGTTACCATCTATTCACATCTTTTGCTTGTCGCTGCAGGTATGGAGGCGCAATTTTTGTACCTCTATGCCTTGATATATTTTCTACAATGCATCAACGCATGTAGAATTATTATGAGATGTTGGCTTTGTTGGAAGTGCAAATCCAAGAACCCATTACTTTATGATGCCAACTACTTTGTTTGCTGGCACACACATAACTATGACTACTGTATACCATATAACAGTGTCACAGATACAATTGTCGTTACTGAAGGTGACGGCATTTCAACACCAAAACTCAAAGAAGACTACCAAATTGGTGGTTATTCTGAGGATAGGCACTCAGGTGTTAAAGACTATGTCGTTGTACATGGCTATTTCACCGAAGTTTACTACCAGCTTGAGTCTACACAAATTACTACAGACACTGGTATTGAAAATGCTACATTCTTCATCTTTAACAAGCTTGTTAAAGACCCACCGAATGTGCAAATACACACAATCGACGGCTCTTCAGGAGTTGCTAATCCAGCAATGGATCCAATTTATGATGAGCCGACGACGACTACTAGCGTGCCTTTGTAAGCACAAGAAAGTGAGTACGAACTTATGTACTCATTCGTTTCGGAAGAAACAGGTACGTTAATAGTTAATAGCGTACTTCTTTTTCTTGCTTTCGTGGTATTCTTGCTAGTCACACTAGCCATCCTTACTGCGCTTCGATTGTGTGCGTACTGCTGCAATATTGTTAACGTGAGTTTAGTAAAACCAACGGTTTACGTCTACTCGCGTGTTAAAAATCTGAACTCTTCTGAAGGAGTTCCTGATCTTCTGGTCTAAACGAACTAACTATTATTATTATTCTGTTTGGAACTTTAACATTGCTTATCATGGCAGACAACGGTACTATTACCGTTGAGGAGCTTAAACAACTCCTGGAACAATGGAACCTAGTAATAGGTTTCCTATTCCTAGCCTGGATTATGTTACTACAATTTGCCTATTCTAATCGGAACAGGTTTTTGTACATAATAAAGCTTGTTTTCCTCTGGCTCTTGTGGCCAGTAACACTTGCTTGTTTTGTGCTTGCTGCTGTCTACAGAATTAATTGGGTGACTGGCGGGATTGCGATTGCAATGGCTTGTATTGTAGGCTTGATGTGGCTTAGCTACTTCGTTGCTTCCTTCAGGCTGTTTGCTCGTACCCGCTCAATGTGGTCATTCAACCCAGAAACAAACATTCTTCTCAATGTGCCTCTCCGGGGGACAATTGTGACCAGACCGCTCATGGAAAGTGAACTTGTCATTGGTGCTGTGATCATTCGTGGTCACTTGCGAATGGCCGGACACTCCCTAGGGCGCTGTGACATTAAGGACCTGCCAAAAGAGATCACTGTGGCTACATCACGAACGCTTTCTTATTACAAATTAGGAGCGTCGCAGCGTGTAGGCACTGATTCAGGTTTTGCTGCATACAACCGCTACCGTATTGGAAACTATAAATTAAATACAGACCACGCCGGTAGCAACGACAATATTGCTTTGCTAGTACAGTAAGTGACAACAGATGTTTCATCTTGTTGACTTCCAGGTTACAATAGCAGAGATATTGATTATCATTATGAGGACTTTCAGGATTGCTATTTGGAATCTTGACGTTATAATAAGTTCAATAGTGAGACAATTATTTAAGCCTCTAACTAAGAAGAATTATTCGGAGTTAGATGATGAAGAACCTATGGAGTTAGATTATCCATAAAACGAACATGAAAATTATTCTCTTCCTGACATTGATTGTATTTACATCTTGCGAGCTATATCACTATCAGGAGTGTGTTAGAGGTACGACTGTACTACTAAAAGAACCTTGCCCATCAGGAACATACGAGGGCAATTCACCATTTCACCCTCTTGCTGACAATAAATTTGCACTAACTTGCACTAGCACACACTTTGCTTTTGCTTGTGCTGACGGTACTCGACATACCTATCAGCTGCGTGCAAGATCAGTTTCACCAAAACTTTTCATCAGACAAGAGGAGGTTCAACAAGAGCTCTACTCGCCACTTTTTCTCATTGTTGCTGCTCTAGTATTTTTAATACTTTGCTTCACCATTAAGAGAAAGACAGAATGAATGAGCTCACTTTAATTGACTTCTATTTGTGCTTTTTAGCCTTTCTGCTATTCCTTGTTTTAATAATGCTTATTATATTTTGGTTTTCACTCGAAATCCAGGATCTAGAAGAACCTTGTACCAAAGTCTAAACGAACATGAAACTTCTCATTGTTTTGACTTGTATTTCTCTATGCAGTTGCATATGCACTGTAGTACAGCGCTGTGCATCTAATAAACCTCATGTGCTTGAAGATCCTTGTAAGGTACAACACTAGGGGTAATACTTATAGCACTGCTTGGCTTTGTGCTCTAGGAAAGGTTTTACCTTTTCATAGATGGCACACTATGGTTCAAACATGCACACCTAATGTTACTATCAACTGTCAAGATCCAGCTGGTGGTGCGCTTATAGCTAGGTGTTGGTACCTTCATGAAGGTCACCAAACTGCTGCATTTAGAGACGTACTTGTTGTTTTAAATAAACGAACAAATTAAAATGTCTGATAATGGACCCCAATCAAACCAACGTAGTGCCCCCCGCATTACATTTGGTGGACCCACAGATTCAACTGACAATAACCAGAATGGAGGACGCAATGGGGCAAGGCCAAAACAGCGCCGACCCCAAGGTTTACCCAATAATACTGCGTCTTGGTTCACAGCTCTCACTCAGCATGGCAAGGAGGAACTTAGATTCCCTCGAGGCCAGGGCGTTCCAATCAACACCAATAGTGGTCCAGATGACCAAATTGGCTACTACCGAAGAGCTACCCGACGAGTTCGTGGTGGTGACGGCAAAATGAAAGAGCTCAGCCCCAGATGGTACTTCTATTACCTAGGAACTGGCCCAGAAGCTTCACTTCCCTACGGCGCTAACAAAGAAGGCATCGTATGGGTTGCAACTGAGGGAGCCTTGAATACACCCAAAGACCACATTGGCACCCGCAATCCTAATAACAATGCTGCCACCGTGCTACAACTTCCTCAAGGAACAACATTGCCAAAAGGCTTCTACGCAGAGGGAAGCAGAGGCGGCAGTCAAGCCTCTTCTCGCTCCTCATCACGTAGTCGCGGTAATTCAAGAAATTCAACTCCTGGCAGCAGTAGGGGAAATTCTCCTGCTCGAATGGCTAGCGGAGGTGGTGAAACTGCCCTCGCGCTATTGCTGCTAGACAGATTGAACCAGCTTGAGAGCAAAGTTTCTGGTAAAGGCCAACAACAACAAGGCCAAACTGTCACTAAGAAATCTGCTGCTGAGGCATCTAAAAAGCCTCGCCAAAAACGTACTGCCACAAAACAGTACAACGTCACTCAAGCATTTGGGAGACGTGGTCCAGAACAAACCCAAGGAAATTTCGGGGACCAAGACCTAATCAGACAAGGAACTGATTACAAACATTGGCCGCAAATTGCACAATTTGCTCCAAGTGCCTCTGCATTCTTTGGAATGTCACGCATTGGCATGGAAGTCACACCTTCGGGAACATGGCTGACTTATCATGGAGCCATTAAATTGGATGACAAAGATCCACAATTCAAAGACAACGTCATACTGCTGAACAAGCACATTGACGCATACAAAACATTCCCACCAACAGAGCCTAAAAAGGACAAAAAGAAAAAGACTGATGAAGCTCAGCCTTTGCCGCAGAGACAAAAGAAGCAGCCCACTGTGACTCTTCTTCCTGCGGCTGACATGGATGATTTCTCCAGACAACTTCAAAATTCCATGAGTGGAGCTTCTGCTGATTCAACTCAGGCATAAACACTCATGATGACCACACAAGGCAGATGGGCTATGTAAACGTTTTCGCAATTCCGTTTACGATACATAGTCTACTCTTGTGCAGAATGAATTCTCGTAACTAAACAGCACAAGTAGGTTTAGTTAACTTTAATCTCACATAGCAATCTTTAATCAATGTGTAACATTAGGGAGGACTTGAAAGAGCCACCACATTTTCATCGAGGCCACGCGGAGTACGATCGAGGGTACAGTGAATAATGCTAGGGAGAGCTGCCTATATGGAAGAGCCCTAATGTGTAAAATTAATTTTAGTAGTGCTATCCCCATGTGATTTTAATAGCTTCTTAGGAGAATGACAAAAAAAAAAAAAAAAAAAAAAAA